TGTTAAAACACAAAGTGTCAGCAAGCCAAATTAAACCTGAAAGGTCAAAAATGAAATTAAGGTTAGATAAAACAAGTTTAAAATAGAATGATACCAAACAGAATTAACCAAATTAATAAAAAAACAAGTTTTAAGTGAAAGTTTATTTTGAGAGCTTATCCCAATTTGACAATATAAAACCTATTATTGCGATTGTACCAGAAATAAATGTAACAAGCATTAAAATTTTTGTTTTGAACTGTTCTAATCCTCTAATTGATTTTTTACTTTTTTCAATATCATCAACAATACCTTTTCTATTTTTATATCCATGTAACACAACTTCCAAACTTTCATTCTTTTTTTCCAATTCATCCACTTGGGATTTAAGAGTTATTATATCATTATTATATAATTCAATAAGTTTTTCCATTATTTCCATGTTTTTATTCATGTTAACCATCCATATTTATAATATTAAGCATTTTATTGGCTAAATTTTTTGGTATAACCATGTTATTATTTAGGAACATTTCTTTGACCAACCCAACTCGTTCATTATTTATTCCACCAATATTATGATTTTTTTTATTTTTCCTATCTTTAAAAATTAATTCGACATCTGAAATGGTTAATATCATGAATTTCTTTAATTTTTTTCTCAGCATGGATATTTTATGTTTAGTTGATGTGTTGGTATTTAATATTATATCAATTTCCTTTATGAATGTATTGATGTTTACATTATGTGTTTTATTAAAATCATGTATCATTGTATTGTCTATATTTGGATTTTTGTACCATTTTTTTTCATACATTTTAATGGAATCATCTAATATTGTTAAAATTGAACTCATTTTACCATTACCTAATATTACACCAACACAGCCATCTATAAAATATCCATATATAATATCAAGTTTAATCTTAATAAACTTTTTTTCATTTTTTGACATATTATTTGTCATTAAATAGTCAATAAGTTCATTATGGTCAAGCATTATCATACCCTTTTCTATTCTAACCCAAGAGTGAACCTTATATAAAAATAGGTTTAACAAAATAAATATTATAAAAAGTACTGAAATATGTATATCAACATCAACCCCAAGAGATAGTGTAAACAGTAAAGAAATAACAATGTTTCTAAAATGTGTGGTTCTTAAAAATCTGTTCATTACAACTCCATTTCATTTTGATATTCCAATTTTTTAGATTCAATTACACTAGTTTCAACAAAAACATTGCTTAATGTGTCATCACCATATTTATCTATGAAAGCATATAATTCTTCTGAAGTAGTAGTACCTGTTCTACTTTTAGAACCAATATCACAATGAGATACTCTAATCAAACAAGTAGTATCATTTTCAAGGTAATTAAGCACATAATCTCTTAATGTTCTGGTATCTTCTACATCAATTTTATTATGTTCATCGAGTACAGATTTATCTAGCTCTATCCAACAATCCAATCCTTCTATTCTCATACCATCTACAATTAGTTTAGGGAATATATCTTGGTATATAAAATCTACAGATATAATAGATGTGTTTAAATCCTCTTGATTAAATTGAGGGTTTATACCCATCCAATATAATTTCTGCAACATTGCTTGATAAACTGGTTCTCTTTCTACTTTACCAATAGGCATGTATATTTTTGTCATAATTAATCTCCTTGATTTAAATATTTTTTAAGTGGTAATGAGTCTATATCATTTAAAGGTTTGTCATATATTGTGATATTCTTAGTTTGATTTTCTACAGATGTATCACAAAAGAAGTTACATTGATTGTATTTTTTTAATTCTGAATATGGTATTGGAGGGATTGAACCTTCTTCCCAAACATAGAATTTTGAAACAACAAAATTACAATTAGATGTTAAAGCTTGTAAGTTTATATTAGCTCCAGCACCACTATTCAATATACCAGTTTTAACACCAACTGTTGTGTGTATTACATAATTAGAACCTAAGTATAGTAAAGAGCTACCTACAATTTCTTCTAATTCCATTAAATATCTATAATTTGTGTTTGTTTTTAGTTTACCAACTTGTATTATATAACATGAATATATATCAGGTCTATTTATTCTAGTTCCATTAGTTTCTTGTGTTATTATACTAGTGACACTAGATTGTTTAGAGAAATTCCTAATAATAGCACCATCCCACTCCAAATTCTTATTCTTAGTCAAACTAGAAAATGGATAATCTTTATGTATATAATTCAACAATTCAGAAATTTGATATTCAGTTTCAGAACCATTATTAAAATCACCACTTGGGTTGGTAAGTGGAAAACCTAAAACATCTAATAGTGGATTTTGTGTTGAAGATGGAATTTTATAATATCCTAAATTATTATACCTATCATCATTTTCATCTTTAATATATTCAAATTTTGGTGGAGATGTGTAAAATCTACTTACAATATAATTACTAGTTGTGTGTGTTGTATCTATAACATTAAACAATTCAATTCCGTCTAATGTTACAATAATATTACCAGCTTCAGACCTAGTCATAACTATATCGTGTTTTATACTATAATCAATATTGGACACTGTTCCTAAATATGATAAACTATCACTAGTGAATTTCTCTAAATCAAGCCTACCATCATTTCTAAAATATAAACCATATCCATTAGATAAAGAGACTGTTGTTGACATCAATAAAAATCTAGCTGTAGAATATAACTCGCTAAAATAACCTGTTCGCATTGTCCATTTTGATGTATTTGTACTTGGATAATATGTACTTGCTACATCAAAACACTCACTAAACCCCAAATCATGGTTAGGATGATACACAGATTGCAATCCCCATACATCAGGATAAGTTGCACCTACTATTGTAGCATTCCCACCTGCTGTGCCACTGTTGATTAACATTGTAGATGGATTGCCTTGAGAACATTTATATTCAGCATTGCCATATTTAAAATAAGCAATAGAACCAACAAGATTCTCTGCACTAATTCTTCTCATAATCTGAATATTACTAGAACTAATATAAACATTTGATATCCCAAAATCGTGTGATAAAACTCTACTAGTAACAACATAGTTTTTACCTTGATTATCAGTACCATATTCGGTTATACTACCTGTTAATATACCATTATTAATAGAACCTTCTAACTCATGCCAAGCGTTTTCAGTTAGTATATCTGATGGAATCCATAAGGGGGCTGTAGCATAAATACCATCATCTGAAACTCTAAAATAAAGTTTATTTGAAATAAGTCTTATCATTAACTCTGTAGCATCCGCATACGCTTTACCACCTAATGACATAGTACCACTACCAACAAATTTAAATATTATTTTAAATGGTAAATATGTTCCATTGTGCAATATATCAGAATTACCTTCAGCATAACACACACCATCACCAACAATACAATTACTATTCACTTTTTGAATATCATACTTAAATCGACCTCTAAATATATCAACTTTTGTATAATTTGCAATAGTATCAACAATTTCAACATTGGTCTTATTTATAAGTGGTATTACAATATCTTTATTGGTTACACTATCTGTATTATGTCTATAAAGAGTGTAACCTTTTCCGTCAAATTCAGACTTGATGTTATCTTGGTATTTACCCCAAAATGTTGGAAGGGTTGAACCTATAATAGTACCATGATTACCAAACACACTTTTGTCGTATATTTTTGAACCCCATTGATGGTTGATATCATATTTAAAATATAAATTACCATCTACAGTAAGTTTTAATCCATACAATATTCCTTTAAAAATACCATATTTATATTTACCTATTAATGTATAAACTTGGTTAGTTGTTGCTTGTGGTGTTCCTGATATTGATTGTTGTTGTATATCATCAATATAAAATATAACATTTGTACCTACTTTTTTTATATTGATTTTGTGTACATTACCATCTGCAAATACACCCTTATTGAAAGAACCACCAACACCACCTAAAGCCCAATAAATCGAACCATTATCATGTGATACTATATATGTTGTATTATTAGAACCATTACCTAATGTATCTAGTGATGATTGAAATGGTGAACCAATTTTTGTATTATCTAAAGTCATATATATTTCAAAATCTATACTATTTGATGTATTTATATCTATATTATCTAAACCACATGTTGAATTAATACTAACATAAGTATTACCATCGAAATACCCAACATTCCCCAATAATGTAACACCTTCAGGATAATAGTCACCATGTTTATCTTCTACACCTTTATATCGACCAACTAAATCAGTTAAATGTGGGTATATACCTTTAATATTGTCCTTAATAGCATTCATGATTATACCAATAACCCATACAATGTCCATTCATCTGTATCAACTTTTTTCAATCCCATTGTTGAGTATTGACCTGCTGATTGATATGAAGAATCAAAACTATTTAGTGTTACACCACCCTCACCAACAAAAGTAATTACACCTGTAGAAGCTTGTTCAAATTCTGTGTATGAACCAATTTCAATTTCTGCGGTTGTGTTTAAAGGTATTGTTACCGTTATATCGCCAACATTTGATACTCTAATATAACTAAACATGTCATCAACACCCAATGATATACTTGTTGTTGAATAATCAATAATGGGTGGTATACCAATACCGGTACTAATATCCATTCCATTCTCAATATATACCTTTATTGCATCCACTAAATCTAAATTGTATACACAGATTGTTTCTTTATTATCTACATCATCCGCCCAGTTGAATGTATCAACATAATATTTAACGGCATTCAAATATTTTGATGACATTTCTAAAATTTTTTCTCTTTTTATAATATCTGATATCAAATTGATTGATGATATCAATGCATCATATCTTATGTTAATAGTTCCTTTTGACATTTATAACCCCTTTATGCTATATCCACCAACCCAATGATTAAAATAGTTTGATTTTAATGAATCATAATATGATATGAGAGCCTCACAAAATATGAGATTTTTGTCGAATTTTAAATACACATCTTGATCATTTGTATAATTATGTTCATATGATTCTATTTCCTCTGTCATAATTTGTGTTTTATTTTTTACATCTTCATATTTTAATATGTTGGTTGATTTTAATGCATTTAAATTTGATTTAAATGTGGCTAATCTATTAAGTATATTTTGTTTTCCCATAGTGTAAGCCTCCCATACTCCCATAAATATTTATGTAACTTTTAGGAGGCAAAAAATGAAATTAAAAGAAAAAAATATTAAGTACATTGTGGTGCATTGTTCTGATACCCCAGACAGTCCAAAGAGCAAATGGTATAATATAGGTGTTGAAACAATTGAAGAATGGCATAAATCAAGATTTAAACCAGTTTGTGATAATGGTGTATTAAAACATGTTGGATATCATTACATTATAAAGAAAAATGGTGAAATAGATAAAGGCCGTTCGGAGGGTTTAATGGGTCAACATGCATCTGATTATAACTGGCGTTCGATTGGTATTTGTTTAATTGGTAGAGGCGAAGGAACATTTGATCCCAATAAGTTTTATGAATCAGCTGGTGGTATAAATGACCTTGCAACCCCTGAACAAATTGCAACCCTAAGAAAACTACTTTCAACCATACAAACAAAATATGGTATACCAGTAAACAACATAATAGGACATCATGACACATATCCAATGTTAGGTAAAAAAATGAATAAACCTTGTCCGAGTTTTTCAGTACATAAATGGTTGACCGGTGAATATTTTTCATGGGAACAATTAAAATAGTAGAAAATAACAAAGGAACGGGGTTCCTTTGTCTTCCCTTGCATCTTGTTAACTACATCCGTGTATTTGGTGGTTTTGGTATATTTAATATAAGGAAAAGACAGTGTTATCTAGAATGAAAAATCATTTTCCAACTGCACAGATGAACCAAAAACAAACATATTCAATTCATCATCAACAACTGGTGTTATGAATTTGTAATTTCTAAAATTCTTAGTAAACATGGATTCACCATGTTCACCTTGTGCTATTAATGTTATTTTGGCAAAATTAATTAACTTAACAAATTCTGACACAGACACTGGTGAGCTAAAAAATTTACCATATCCATTGGATACTAATTCAAACTCGGCATCATCAATATCATTTTCTTCGATTATTTTAATCATTTCAACAAATTCAGAAATAGAAAAAGGTTTTGCTCTTTTATCATATAAAACAGATTCATCTTTTCTTGAATATTTTTGTGCATTTTTTAAATCTTTCTTATCGATAGCAAGGTCTGATATATCAAAAGTATATCCAAACTCTTCAACAGCCTCTTTAACAAATTCTTCAACATTATCGTATACTGTTTTGAAAGATGTAAATTCACCATCAACTGAATACTCAATAATCATATCCAAGGTTCCTTCTTCTTCATCAACATACGCACTTTCAATAAAAATATCTTCACCATAATTCACAAGCAAAGTAGCAAGTTCATACCCACCATCAAAGTTACCTTCTAAATCAAGTTTAACCTCAACCTGTATTAATTCTGTATCACCTCTTAATGAAGAGATGGATTCATTCTTCTTCTTTGTTTTTTGACCTTTTTTTATTGCTTCAGCCGATGGTTTTTTGCCCTTTTTACCTGACATTTTCTTTGATGTTTTTTCATTGGCCTTCATTTCAGCCTTGGTTTTTTTAACAATCTTAGGAACACCGTCTTCTACAGATATTTTATGAGTGTGTTCTTTTGGTGTACCCTTTAGGCTGGCTTTTAACTCTTTAATTTTTTTACCAACAGCTTTACCATATTTTTCTGTTGCATTTTCTTCATTAAATTTTTGTTTTGAATAAATTTTATCTTCAGTACATACCCATTCACTGCCATCAACCAGCTCAAAGATTTTAACAGATTTATTGATACCCATTGAAGATTCATTAAAAGTTATTTTACCATTTTGCAATTTAACAATGTCAGCATCTTTTATTTCATTATGTTTACCCATTTGATGACTTGACTTATTAAATTTTTCTATAAATTCTGATCTTTTCATGTGTACTCTCCTAATCATACAGATTTATTTATGCTACCTAAATAAAACGAATCATTTGGGGGGCAAACATGTATAATTTTGGGATGGACATGGCAATGAACAATTTTGCTATATCAACAGTAAAAGACAATATATTACATGTGTTTGTTTCAACTAAATACAAAACATTGTCAAAGCTTGAAACATATGAAGCTGATAACATATGTATGTTTATTATCGACAATTCCAACAATATGACACAGAAGATTGATTCAATAATAAATTGGATTGATCAATTAAATCTTGATAAAAAACAATTTTGTATAGAGGGGCACTCGTTTGGTTCGGTTGGAAATAGGTCTTTACAATCGGCGGAATTAATAGGTGCTTTAAAATATACACTAGATAAAAAATATGAAAGCAATATTGTAATTGCAAATGTATCGACACTTAAGGCCAAATCTATTTTACCATCAATTAAAAAAATTAAAATGGATGGAAAGGCCAAGATGTATGAATCAATTAAAGAACAATGGGTTAAAGACTGTATTTTGAACTTTATTGAATTTGGTAAAGGGTTAAAACCAAAACTTGATTTAACTATTGAAAAACAACCAATAAGTGATATTGTTGACTCGTATCATTTAAGTAAATTTCATGAATTTATCTGATTATCCTGACTGATTTATTTCTTCTTTGATATTCCATGGTAATCTCCTATTCTTTTGACTTATTTTTAGAAAAAATTTTCTTGGCATCCTCTACATAATGCTTCCTATAATATTTACCAGCCTCTTTTAGTGACAAAGTCATATCAATTACAGCCGGTGAACCGTCTTCATAATTTTGTAATCCCTCTGGCATTATTGGAACTTGTATGTCTTCAATTTGCATGTTCCTAAACCCCAATACAAGATTATTTTTAAAATAGACCCTCATTTGAACGACTGGTGGGTATTTTATACCCGATGAAACTAAATCTGGATATGTGTTCAATAACATTGTTTGAGTTATAAGTTTAACCAGTTCATATTCCTCTTTATTTCTTGGCATAAATCTAAATGACACCGATTGATTTCTGGGTGTAACACCATCTAAAAACATTAACTCATCATCCTTCTTTGGTTTGATGCCATGTATTTGATGTAGTGTTTCTTTGGCATCTGTATATATTTGACTTATTTTTTCACCAGCTATTTTTTTTCCTAATTGTTCTACACCTTTTCTAAAAAGAACACCAGAATTATTTTCAATGGTTTTTAATATATCACCACCCTCATTTATTGCATTTATCACCATTCCCAATGTACCACTAGATGATAAAGACCAACCAACATTAGCTGAATTTGTGGCCCCTAAACTATTTGGAATATACATATTAATGGTATCTTTTAAAATCAACTCACTTAAAAGAGATTTTGTTATAATAGTGTTAGCAACCTTTATTGATGTTTCTTTTATATCACTAACAGTTATTTTCTCTTTTTTGTTTCCACACCCCTCATATGAACCCGACTTTGATTTATTTTGTTTTTTCTTGCTGGTGTTTGTAATTGTGTTTTTTACACCCCTATATGTGTCCACAATTAGTTTTGATATATCCTTCCTTTCATAAAACTGAAACTGAATAAAAAAACCTGTATCTGAAATATTTACTGGGTATTCAAGTATTGTAACCACTATCTACTCCTTTTAATATTGTTGATTATAGAATCTACATATGATTCATACACCCCATTAACGGTATCTGTTTGTATTATATCCGATTTTAAAACGTTGTCGTCTATCAAACCACTGTATTCATCACTTGCCAACCCATTGATGTTAACAAATTGTTCATATATGAAATTGGTGTCTATACTGTTAAAAAGGTTATTATCTGTAAAAATTCTATTATATCCCGTTCTTATTATACCGTTTTCATCTAAACTGTCAATACAAAAATAATCTAATGTTTTTTGCATAAAATGTGGCATGTTTTCTTTCATATAATTAAGCTCGTTTTCTATGTCAACATATCTAGTATTAAGCTTTTTTACACTAAAATATTTATTAAAAAATAATATCAACATATTTTCATTAACACCGAAATTATATTTTATGTATTCTATTGTGTTGTATAAAACTTTGTACATGTCCTCAACTTTTATATTATTGTTTGTTGATATTCCAAGCACCACATCAATATTGGTATTTCCTAAACATTTCATGATGTTTATCGTTTCTCTGCTTAATAACTTATATAGTATTGAACTGTCCGAGTGATGGATATCTATTAACCTATCTAAGTTATAATAAAAATGATTGTATTGTGATGTGCTAAATCCATAATGTGTTATAACTTCATTAAAATCTGATAGATGCATTGTAATATTGGTTAAGGACAATGACTCATTATTGGGATAAACATTTTTTGATGATGATTCAAACTTTATATTCTTTATGACCTTATCATAAAAAGACAAAGATAATAATGAGTTTCTACTATTTTCCAATAAAGGTTCATTTTCATATATAGAATTAGTGTATTCATTTTTTACCATAGTTTCAACTTCATGGCTGAACTTTTCATTTATAGCGTCCATCATGCCTAATTTATACATGGTATATAAATCATTAAAAAATGATAAGTATTCAGTATTCAAAGAGCTTAAAGCATTTTTTATATTATAATCTTCTATACCGTCAAGCTTATACATCATTCCTTTGTAATACCCAGCCATAAAAATGGTTAGTGCTATTTCATCTTCCAACTCTTCAGAAATTGGTATATAAACATCAATGTGGTTAAGTTTTGGTTTTACTCCTATCAAACTATTTATTTCTAACTCATTATTTGACATATTGATACTACTTATTATTGATATATTATTGAGTGATGTTGTAAAGTAGCTAACATTTTCTACTATGTCAATATTCTCTAATAAACCAACCAGTATGGTATTTGACGAACTGCCTAAATCATAACATTCAATTGATTCATTATTTATTGATTTATTAAAGGTAACGAACCCTTCAGCCGGTACCACTGTTGTTGACTCATATGATTTGATATATAGGGTTTGTATACCATACCCATTTATTTTAGCATTCTTTAATAAATTTATATCTGGTAATATGTCTGTTGATGTTGTGATATTTAATATAATATTTTCATTATTTATTGACTCGGTATATGCCGTTCCTATTGTATATACAACACCGTTTGATGTTATTAACTCAAGATTAACACCACCAAACAATGAATCATTGTCTATTATAAATGCATATTTATCATTATAACTGTTTGTTTGATGTTGCCCTATGCCAACCTGAACCCCTGAATCATATATTGGTGTTCCATTTTTTATGCCAAATTTACCAATGTAATAATTTAACCTTGTTGAATTTCCTATATTACTTATTAAGTTGTCAATATTTTGAATTTTAGTTGAACAATCATTTATATTTAAGTTTTCTAATCTTGATTTATAATATATATCCAGATACATCAATAAACTTTTATTTGTGTTGCTTTTTGTTTTTAACATGTAAATAACCCAAATGTTCGTGTTTATTTATGTTTGATTTGTTATTTCATTTTGTTTAGTGGTAATGTGTGTAATAGAACAATTCCTCCATCAGAGTTTGATGAAATCGACATGTATTTATATTGCTTCATTAATCTAATATCGTTGTCATCTGTATATATACTAATGTTATCCAATTCCATATGTTTCTGTATTAAGTTATATTCTTCTTCTGATAAATATATACCATAATCCTCCAATTCTTCAATATCAGCATCATCAAACATGTATGTTATGCCCATTAATAAGTCTTCTGTGTTGATATCACCTAATGATTTACCGTTTGATTCATTAAATCTTTTTTTACCATTGTTTGACTCACTAAATCTTTTTTTACCATTGTTTGACTTACTAAATCTCTTTTTTAATTCATTTTTTTTAAATTGCATGTTATTCTCCTTTTATTAAATAAACAACCGTTCATGTTTATTTATAACATATGCATGAACATTTTACTAACAAGTGTACATTTTTTTATCAAAGTCATTAGTTGATTTTGTGGTATATCAAAATTCTGTACTAGTTTGTTTATATCTATTATTTCACTTATGTCATATTTTAAAGTTCTTTCCAATACTTTCCAACTGAAAACTTTGTATCCCTCAAACAATGCCTTTGATGAAATGTTTTTACCGTCTGAATCATTATCCAACAAGAACACTATTTTATCCTTTGGTATATTAAACTTTTTAACAAGTTCCCATTTATGAACAGAACCCAAAGCAAATGCATTATCGACAAACAAGGAATCAAGTTCACCCTCTAATATATATACTGTTTCATCCAGTTTAATATTAAATAATCCAAATATTGGTTGTTTTGTGTTGTCATCTGTTTCAACTAATTTGTTGTTTATGGTTAGATATCTTATTTTTGCATCTTTTTCGAAAGATCGACCCTTTAACGCAAATATTTCACCTTTATCATCAATGAACTTTATTATCAATCTTTTGTTTTTATATAATGAAACCTTATCTATGTTGTTGACTTTGTAATACATCTCCATGAAATCATATGAAACACCAAACATATGCCATTTATCTTTTGGTATTTCTCTACTAGCCAAATACATTTCTGAATCATAATCAAGCCTCTCTACATAGCTTTTTATTATCTTTAATTGTCGTTTATCATACTTTATTGGTTCGTATTGTATTTTATCGAAAATTTGTCTTGATACTAGTTCAGGCTTAGACTTTTTAAAATCAAATTTGCCCTTTTCTTTTAATTCATCTAATATATCCTTATTTTTATATTTATCTATTTTTGGTTCTATATCTTTGACTGAAAAAATAAAGTTGGATTCTTGTCCTATCTCTTTAAGATATACATGTTTTGGTACAGCAATACCACAATTTCTACATGTAAAAACCTCACCATGTTCATACCCTTTTATTATAGTGGCACGAGCCTTCTTGTCATTACAAAAGGGGCATTTTATTGCTTTACCTAATTCAGAATCGTAATTGTTTAAATACATTTTAACCCTTTATTATGTAAAATAACTCTTGATTATCCTCTATATCTTTGATGGTTGGTTCAACTATTTTAACAATATTGTGTTTATACCCATACTTAATATCATATTTAATTTTTTCAGCACTTTTATGACTTAATAAATATTTTATTCTCAATAGTTGTTGCTGACTTATCAAATAATTTGTCAGATAGTTTATTTTATTCATCTGTATCGTCCTTTTCAAAAAAAGCTCCATTTTCACAATCAGTGCCAAGACATAAACCATCTAATCTGTCGTCTTTGTTACATATGCAATTATCACATAAGATATTATCCCCTTTAATAAATACTAATTTGTAATTTAAGATATCAACCTCTTCACCATTTTTATATTTATTTAATTCAGCTTTTATAATCATTTTAATCTCCCTTAACGCCTGATTAATTATATCACATGTTGTAATATTTTTGCAATTAGTATTATCTTGTTTATTTGCTTTTCTTTGTGTCAAATAGGGCTTTTGGTGTATTTGGTCGTATTTGGTTTGTTCTGTACAAGGGAAAGGAAAGGAGACCCATTCTTTATATGATTTCTCCATCCAATCCAAGTTCTTTTATAAAGTCCTCAATATATTCAGCTGTGCCATCATAATCTTCACTACTAATCACCTCAACATGAACAGTACTTCCCTTTGCTTTAACACTTTTAACTTTTATTGTTTCATCACTGAATTCATAAATTTCAGTCTCAAACTCATTAACAAAATCTTGTACATCATCTTTATATGAAAACGATACTTTGAAACCTTGTATATTCTTTGATGATTCGTTAAAATTTTTGCTTGAAATTTGTTCTTCAATTAAAGGAAATATTTCGCTTCTATATGTTGGAAATGTTATTTTAATATTTAAACCGTTAAGCATTGTTTCCCTATCGATATATTTAGCCATGTTTCTGGTAAATGGTTTAACTGGGTCATAATCACCACCAGTTGCTGTGTTATATAGAGCAAATGCGGAATTAGCAAGCAATTCAAAATCATCTTCTTTCAATGCTTTACCAAATTTATACTTTTCAGCTTTTTTGAATAATAAGTCAATATCACTTGAGCCTATTATATTCTTTGTTTTTGATATTTCGATTGTATTTTTGTTTGTTTACTTAGTGAATACTGTGGTTGGTGATGTTGATACTGCATAAAATGGGATACCTATTGCCTCTATACCGCCAATAAAATTTTTTGATTTTTCAGATAAATTTTCATATCTTTCAATGTCATAATCCTTTACATCAATATAGTTCATAAAGGTCATTACTGGGTGAGTAACACCATTTTCAATTATAGCTTTAATATAATCTTTATATGAAAATGTTGCGATTCTTCTAGGTAATTTTGTAACTGTTGTTACCTCAACTGATAGCTCATCACTACCACTCATGTTTCTTAATTCTTCCCAAGAAATTTCTTGACCATTCATAGACCCACTTGTTCCAACAAAATCGTCCTTTGTTTTATATGTTGATTTGTTGAATATATTATCAAGGGGTTTATTTTTATCTCTATTTGATACTCTGATTGGAAATGTTCTAAAAACGCCATAAACATTTCTTAATAACCTTGGGCTGGCATTTGCAAATGAAAGATATCCAGCAGTATTTGTAATTCTAGATGTTGTGAATGGATAATTTGATGAAGATATTGAAAGTAAATAACCTTGTGAACCCTCAAGTAATGTTTTTGAATCATTGAGCATATGTTGATATGTTAGTTCTTCTATGAATTTAAATTCATCTTTATGATTGTCAATGAAAAGTTTTGCTGTTCTGTTTACTCTATCAACTAAAGAAGCACCAACCCCATGGGCTGTAGAACCTATTTTCTTATCAATTTTTGAATCAATTTCTTGTTGAACATGTTTTTCTGTTAATTCACCTGCTGTTTCATGTATAAACAATCTATTCATGATGTCAACCCCAGCACTTTCAAACTCTCCAATTTCTTTCATTAAAGTTGGATAATGAATATTTGTTCCAGACCCAATTACTATTGCAGCTCTATTGTGTACACATGCAGTTGGTAAAAATCTTGAAATCAGCTTCTTTCCATCTTCTGTGAATACAGTGTGTCCCGCATTGCTGGTATTAACGGAAACCAATGTATCATATTCAGTTTCACGACATGCTATCATCACCCCAGCAGATTTATATTCACTTCCCCATTGACAACCCATAACCAAATCAATAAATGCCTCTTTACTCTTACCAAATTGTTTTAATTTTTCCATGTGATTCTCCTAAAAATTAATAAAAGCCATAATTGGCAACCTGATTTTCATTATATCACATTTTTATTATGCTGGTCAATTTTATCATATTTTTCTTGAAGCTCTTGCATTGTGACCTTGTTTTCTCTAACTTTATTTCCAGCTGTTTTATAATTAAGTCCATGGTGTCTACAAAATTCAGCCAACGACACCAGTTTACCACCCACATACATTTCATATGTTGTTGATTTGTGCTGTTGATTTTCTTTTAATGTTACCCATTTACAATTATCTTTTGAATAATCACCATCGTTATTGACCCTATCAAGCTGTAAACCAACCTTATGATTTGGATACATGTCTTTACGAAAATTTTTAAAAGTTTTCCATCTTTTGTCATATATTATACCCCTGCCTCCATATCTGTAATATGCATGGTGATTTGGGTTGTCGCATCTCTCTTTCATACTACACCAAGACTTATACATCGGTTGATGTCCCTTGGGGTTTTTTAACTTACTATATTGTTTCCATGAGACATCACCATTTTTATTTACCACTTCAACATATACATTACCGCAATTTCTTGTTTCTTGTTTGCCTGTTGTGAGCCATTTTCCATACTTTTCGTTTTCTTTAACAAAAGATTTATTCGTTACATACACAACACAGCCACATGATTTAGCATTTCTAATTTTATCCACTCTCATGAATTTTGTGTTATTACAATTTGAACAAACTATTTCGTAAAATTTTGTGCTTCTTTGATTTTTACCAGTTTTTCTAATTTCTAATTTGCCTGTTGGTTTTAATGTGCCATATTTTTTATTTAAATCAAACCCCATAACACACTCCAAATAAGTTAAGTTTTCATTATATCACATTTTGGCCGATTTTGTCAATTGGTGTATTTTTCAATTGGTGTGGGTTGACCACGATAAACACAGCCAACCCACACAACTTCAATTCTTATAATCCTAAATCTTTTTTAACCTGTTCAATCATTTGATAACCAAATTCTTTGATACTTCCACCACCATCATGGAACTCTTGAAATTCAAGCATCAATGATGTTGGATGTATTCTTGAATCAACACTAACAGTTTCATCCATATAGGTGTTTTCCAACTCTTCATTCATTTGGTCATACTCATCTGATGTTAATTTGGCACTGTTTAAAGCATTTTCAATCTCATTGTTTAATCTTGAATCAATTTGATCAAGTACAGATGTTAAAGCTTGTTTTATGTCACTATTTCTTGGTATTTTAACTTCAACATCCATGGCTGAACCAATACTAAACCACTTACCAATTTCATTAAACAGCTTTGTGTTCATTCCAAGAAAGTCAGACCATTCTTTGATAATCACATCGGGTTTAACATCTTTTGCCTCATTGAATCTCTTTTTGTTTTCACTAAATCTTCCATTAACTTTTTTCATTTTTCCTCCAAACAATTTGTTGCTTTCATTAATGTCTCTAATTCCAATGGTATCATTGTTGATTTTTTTATTTAAATAATACATCATTTCTTCTTCTGTTGAATCGTTAACCCTGTTGAAATTCCATTTAAAGTTGTTCACATTTTTTTTAGATTTAAGTTCTGATATACTAAGCCCTATTTTTTTCATGTATTCAATGCCTTTTTCAATGGAATATTCTTGCAATTCAGCAGATTTGTTAAAATTTTGAACCAAATTAAACCCTACTAATGTAATAAAATCACCTACTTGGTTTTTTCTAGGATTCGACACATCAAACACAATATCAACCACCTTTTTAGCGTCTGGATTGCTTAAATTTAAAAATTTGTCCCCCTTTGACCCCATAAACTTTTTTGATACCCTATATGGTAATCCATTTTTATAAATAACCAACAACTTTTTTAATGTGTTTAGTGCTGATTTATCACCTCTCACTACTTCATATATTCTTACACTAGGTGAAGTGTTCATATCCCTTATTTCATGATTTCTTATTTGTTTACCAATAGATTTTTTATTAAAGAAATCCTCAAATTCATTAATAGATATTGAATCATTTTTTAACATAAAATCAACTATGTACTCTTTTAAAATATAGTCATCATTCCCATCAACACTGTATATGTCATGTTCTCCTAATGTTTCCAAAAATGAGTTATAATCATTGATTGACTTTAATGAATCAGCAAAACTGTCTACCACTCTTTCACCAACAGATTCATTAATTTTACTCCTATTTATCACAGCCCTATTCCCAGATGATTCATTAAATCCAGTAGTTTTTTTAAATTCAGGTAATGTTGTGATGGTGTCTTTGAATGTTGATTTATTGTTTTCATTTACTGTTGTCATGGATTGATTTGACTTAAGATAATTATAAAAAGTTTCGAATATTGACGCAAATTCTGGCTCTATCTTTTCTGAAATATCTTGTGTATAATCAACATCTGTTAACATGTATCCATAAGTTGAACTGTCTATCATGCTGAATCTTTTTTGCATGTTTTTACTGAAGTAGCTTGATAGTTTGTCCTCTTCTGTTTCTAAATACACATAGTCACTACTTTCTAGGTGTTGGGTTCCTCTATTGCCAAAAGTATTTGTTTCACCATTATTACTGATTTGTAAATTTGGTTTTTCAAATTTAAATTTTATGCCTATTCTATATTGCTCTGTATATGAATCCGTTACACTTCCGGTTCTATTTTGAACATAGGCCTTTGCAAACCATCCACCACCTAAATCAATCTTAGTCCCAAACCTTTCTTGATTGGGTCTAAAAATTTTATTGGATCTGATAAATTCAATGTCACTGGCCAATTTTTTTATTAAGTCATCTTTTTTCATTTTAACCTCTATAACCATCATGTACTAATATTTATGCTACTTTTATAAAGATTTGGGGCATTATGCCCCAATATCTATCAACATATCAAATTATATTAAAGGAGGGAGGTACACCCCCCTCTATATTAACCTAAGAATGTAAGATTTTTAACTTCAAAAGTTGCTGTGAAATTTACATTTTTGTAAATGTTTTCAATTAAGTCATATCTACTTGACATGATAACTTTTTCATGTCCACTGTCTTCGCCTTGTCCAACAGCCAATTGAATTGGAATATATGGGATTAAGATTAAACCAGCTTTATGTTCTCCAGTTCCTTTTGCGGTAATAGTAACTCTCATTCCATTTGATTCATCATCATCAAGATTTACATAATATCTAATACCGTTTAAAGTTCCTCTAAAACCTTCACCTGTTTCAGTGTAAACTGTTGTTTTTTGAAATGATTCTAATTGCTCAATAGCACTCATTACAGTGTTTGTACACACAACAACATTTCCTCTTCCAACTCTACTTGTTTTAGCAAGTCTACTTGATTCCTTATTAATTTTACCAACAAGGTTCATAGTTTTTGTGTTATCTTGAGTGTGATAACTATATGATGAGTAATCAAAGTCTGAAACAACTTTAGCAGTAGAAACCAACATACTATAAATGTGTCTATCAGTTTCTTTTGTTATTAATTCAGCCATTGCTTCATCACCAAGCTCTCTGATATCAACACCATTATCGTTCATAGCATCGGCAATTGATTCTTGTGAATAATTAGCCTTTAACTTTCTTGATTTAGCAACATAAGGAGTTTTAGTCATCTCAACAGTAACTTGATTTGCATTAAAAGTTGGGTCTTCCAATACAGATGTTTCTTTAACACCACTGTAATTACTTAGAGTTTGTGTTAACATATCGACATCTTTAGATGAACTAACTAGGTTATAAAGTGTTGAACCAATTGTAAACTCAACAAACATTAAAGGGTTGTTAATATCAGCATTGATTTGGTCTAATGTTGCACTAGCAAAATCAGTAACCTTTAACAAAATTTTGTGTCCATCAATAGTAATACCAGCAATTTTAACACCATGTGAAGCCCCTGCAGTTCCACCACCACCAGATGTTGTGTTAACAGCTAGTGTAACTTCAGTTAATTCAGCAAGTGGGTCTGTTGTTCCATTCAACTCTTTACTTGAAAATGCAAATAATGAATTTGTCTTATTGATTGTACCAGTAACAGAACCATTAACTTCAGGACGTCCAGTAGGTCTAATAAAAATACCATAAGCATATCCTGAAGATTTCTTTTGTGGTTGAACGCCAATAACATCAATCATATATATGTCAGACATTGCTCTCACCATCATTGGCACAATCATTTCAGCATGTGTTTGAAGTGCACTAACAGATGTAAAAGATTCTGAAATTAGGTATCTTTTTTGATTAGGAACCAATTTGTGAATAATTGCTCTTCTTCTTCCACTTGTTACACCAAATGAATCCATCATTTCATTGATTTTTTTAGGTGTGTACTCTGCCATCATCTCTTGCATAATTTTTTTGTTATATTGTGTAATAAAATTTTTTGATTTCATGTTAATACTCCTTAATTAATTAATTTCTAATAAAAACTTTTTTTGGATAGTCTTGAAATAAAATCGTCTCCCTTTTTACCCTTTTCACCGTTGTTTGATTCATCCATTCTTTTCTCCCTATTGAACTTTACTCTTTCATCGGTGACATAATCCCCAAGCCTATCAATGCTACCACTATTTATGATTTCACTCATAGATGTTCCAGCTTCTTTCATAATTCTATCATTGAATTCATCTATATCATATTCATAATCATCTTCATCAGCATCATATTCATCACTTAGATAAGCATCATATGCCTCTTTATATTCTTCACCAACTTCATCATATTCATCTTCATCAAATAAATATTCATCTTCATCTATCATCTCATTAAGTAAACCAACTTCTGTTGATGACATTTCGTTAAGAACACCATTAATTGGTATTGATGAATTAGAACCTTGTGGTTTAAAACTACTCAATGGTGCCCTTTCGTTATCATCTAAATCATACATTACATCACTATCAGGCAAAATAGTTGGTCCAAATTCATTAATAAATGATTCATTATAACTTTCATAATCATCTTTTGAAATAGGGCTTTTTTTACTTTTGTTACCAATTGATTTTTTAACGCTCTTAATGACATTTTCATTAAATGATTTTTTACCTAATTCTTCATTGTCCTTATTATTGAACACTATCTCTTGTTTTGTTGTTGATTCGTCTATTCTTGTTAATTCATCCCCATTTGTTATAATAAATTCTTCCCCATTGACTAGTACAACATATGTTTGTCCCTCGTATTCATCTACTGAATCAATACTAGACATGTCAATAGGATAATCATTAAGTTCAAAAACATCAACCACTTCAGAATATGACAAAACCGGTGATTCATCAAACTCGTCTGAAATCATGTTAGCAATTGATTCAAGCTGTTCATCTGTCTTGTTTAAATCAATAACGAAACCATATTCTTCTGATAATTCTTGATATCTTGATTCAAAAAATCTTGACTTTTTATCGGAAAGTCTTAACTCATTGACCTCATCGTATCTTTGTTGTGCTGTCTTCTTTTCAACTTCCAATGTGCCTAAATTATCATTATTTGACTCATTGAATTGCATTGAGTTTTCATCAATATTAACACTATGTTTTTTAATGATATCCAATACTTGTTGTTTTTTGTTCATAACATTCTCCTATTAACCATTTGAATCCATATTCGCACGTATTTATAAATATTTTTGGAGAATTAAGGAGCCTAACATGGACAAAGGAAATGGAGACGTTTGTATAATAGATAGATATGGAAATAATCTATGTGACAAAATAAACAAATCAATATCAGATAGAATTTTCTATGATTTTGACCATAAAAATTATGCTATGAAATCAAATAAAATACTTAAAATAGATGAATCTGCTGATATTAACAACAGTTCAGAGAACAGTGAACTTGTTAAATTATATGGATCAAATAGGTGGTATCTTGAGGGTATATTCACAATCACAAATAAAGTTAATAGAAATGGAAATTTATATGTTAATGATATTGTGGCACCTGAAGTTATAAGATATTCAAATGAAAATATATTGGGTGGGTATGCATTAGGTGAAACATTACACCCAATAGATAGAGATATTGTTGACCCTGATTTAGCATCTGTTAAATGCATTAAATATGAAAGAGAGTCACCAACATCTGATATATATATAGGAAAATTATTAGTATTAAATACTAGAAAAGGACGAACCATATCTGACTTATTGGATGACCATGTAACATTGAGCGTATCAACTAGATCATTGGGTCTTGCTGATTCCGTTATGTTTGAAGGAAAAATGGTTGAAAAGTTGACTTTGTGGGATTTATTGGCACCAGATATAGTATTAGATCCAAGTGTTATGGAAGCAGTAATGCAAGCAATTAGAGAAGGTAGATATGTCAACAAAGATTTATTAAAGAAAAGACAAAATGAACAATTTAGAAAAAGAATGGATGAAAATGTAATAAAAAATAGGTTTAATGAGGTAATGAAAAAAGATGAATTTGTTATGATGATGAAAGAAATTTTTGATGTTATCGGCGAAAATTAAGGGGTATTAAATGGAAAAAAGATTTGAAATAATATCAAAAATATACGATGAAAATAAATTATTAGTGCAGGACAATAGTTTTAAAGAAACTGGTTCAATAGAAAGTAATTTTTTTAAATACTTTAAATTATTGAAATCAACAAATAAAACACTAACACTAACGGATGTAACAGAATTAACTATACTATCAAAGGATTCAAATAATGTTAACCCTGCCGACATGTTAGTAAAATTCAATTCAGAAGACACCATAATATTATGCGATGGTTCAATATTACACACAAAGAATAAAAACGGTATAACACAAATTTATATCGAAAACGAGGACACAATCAACGATATTAATATAATTGTAATTGGGTTAAAATAATGGAAATGAGTAGTCATACAGAGTCTAAAAATACACAAATAGTTGATGAATCCCCTACAATGTGTACATGTTATAACTGTAATGGAACGGGTAAACTTGGATTAAAAGAGTGTCCTGATTGTATTGGAAAGGGCGTTGTTAACAAGTTGTTTGATTGTTGACCCCATGGGCGTTGTAAAGTAAGTCATAATCTTCATAAACAAATTTCATCTCATGCAATATTTTTAGTACCTCATCAAAATGTTTCTTTTCTTCATCCGTTTTGTTGTTTAAAAATTTTATTTTCATTTTGGCATTAAATATTGCATCCAATGGCTCATTAAATGCCTTTAAATCTGTTGTATGTGAAAATAAAATTGTCCTTACAGCTGTTTTCCAATCAACCACATCTGATTCACTATGATTTATTAAAGATATATATTTACCCTCAATTTTAATAATAGTAACTCTAATGCTTCCAAATTTCTTTGACTTGTACCCTATAAACATATCTACCCCATTATAAAGTCAAACACATTAAAATCATTGCTGTTTTCAATTTCATATATATCGTTTCCTTTTATACCATAACTTTTTACATCAAGGTCATTACTTTTATCTATTTCAACTTCTTGATATTCAGAACAATAATGCATGTGATTACATGCAGTACACCTATACATATATCTTATTTTATCGTTTGAAATATGCTTTCCATGAGACACATGTTCTGAAATAATCCCACATTTTTCACATTTTTTATTCATAACCCCACCTATTTTTTTATTGAATAGTTTAAACTAAGTTGATACCACCCAATCGTTTTAACGTGGTCTATTTCATATGACACACTACCATCGGGGTTGGGGTTTTTGAATACGTTTGTAATCATGACCTTCATTGAACCAAAATATACCATATCCCCAACTCTCAATGCCTTTAATATCACATTCTCATCTCTTGTATCTTTTGCACTTTTTTGTTTGACCATTATTATCTCCGTCAAAAAGTTTAACCTTAATAACATTTTAACATATTTGATGTGGTTTATGCAATTTTTATATTAAATATTTTAGTGATTGGGGATTTTGTTAATATTGTGGTGTATTCATCCACTACTGTTAAATACATTACACCCTTATACATACGATTTGTTTTATCAAGAGTAATGACTATCATATCACCAGATAACATCATTGATGACAATACACCTATCTCAAAATCAAAATCAGTTGCAATGTCTTGATTTTGATTGGTATGATTTTTATTATTTGATACTGACATTCTTTCATCGGCCATTATCAGTAGGTCACCCAATAACTCCATATCAATAGGTTTCTTTGAAACATATCTACCCTCATTTATTCTTTTAGCAATCATTCTATCAAACTTTTTTATGTATATCATATTGCCCCCTATAGTAATTCAAATTTAGATGTAACAACAACACCACCACTAACAAACCTTATGTACATGCCATCTGTCTTTGAATTTATCTTTTTATCAACAATAGTTTCACCTGTATGTAATATTATTTCACCCTTCTCAATCATATCAATCACCCATATCTTGTCAGAAATAATTTCATTTTTTGGAAAAGATATGGCATCCTCTCTAAGGATATCCACCTCTCCGTCTTGTAATACATCAATTGAATCCATAATCACTCTATCTGTTATTGATTTGGGCTGTTTTTTTGTCCTTGAATCAATAAAATATTTTTTTAAATCACTATTTTTTGTGTTGTTCAATAACGATTCATCTAATACAACATCTTCTATTTCAGTTGGTATCATTCCAACCCTATTCCATTTAGAATTTGAAAAATCACAACCTTTAATCAGCATTTTACCATCAAATGATATTTTAACCCATGCTGTATCACTTAAATCTGTATCAATTATTGAATTGTTATTATAAAAATCACAATCATTAAATGTTGACCCACTGATATTGCAACTTTCTATTTTTGACCCTTCAAACGAAACACTATATATGGCACTATCTTTAATTATACACTCACTAAATATACATCTAATTAAATGTGTATTAGTTAGATATCTAATCTTGCATCTGGTAAACATACAACCCGATACATCAAACCCACTAAAATCAACATCGGTTAAATCAATTCCCTTAAAATGAAAATCCTTTATTTTGTTACTACCTGCGTTGTAAAATATTTCAATGGCATCATTCATTGAGCTTATCAATATTTTTTTACCCATTATTTACTCCTTTATTAATAAATCTTTACTAAATCTTCCACTGTATTTATTTGTTAAATTCTTTTTTATTGACAATCCTGTTACCAATTTTCTTTTGTGTTATTTTTGTAAATGGTGTCCCATCTTTGTTTGAAACAACATATAATGTTAAGTCCTCTTGTTCAGATGTTACTTTACCAACCAGTTCATATTCAACAATTTCATCAGCCATATCTCTTAACATTGCTTTTCACTTGCTTCTGATGTTGTAAATGCAACTTTCCCCTTGGTTTTTATGACCGGTTCACCATATTTATATGCTAATCCTAATCTAAAATCTGTCCTAAAAGATGCCATTTCATCTATTCTTTTATACCTCATCTACCTCTCCTAATAAAAAATACACTATTATTTATAATTTATATCGTCAAATATGACTGGCATATATATTTTAAAATCATCCAATAAATTTCTAGCAAAAAATTTCATATCTGGATGTGCACCCTTTGCCGTCCTCAACTTGAAAAAATTTCTCCAACTTCTTAAATTTAGTGTTAATATTATTTCAGTTTTTGTGGAATTAGGTAAAACACTTCTAGCTAATTGAGGTTTTGAGCCTTTATCGATCATTTTTGAATATGCTTTTTCTGCATCAAACATCGCATTATACCAAAATGTAAAGTTTGGAATCATTCCATCAAGTTCAGCCCTTTGTTCAAATGTTAAATCAATCCAGTACAATTTTTGAAATCCCATTTTTATGGCTTCCTCTAATCTAACTTTGGTCGGTTTATTTGGGTCTCTTTGTTCTATCCCAACTATCAAATTTAATAGTGGATAAAAATCAGTTGGTAGAATAAATTCTATTCCACCTTTTTTATTGTAATTAACATATCTTGTTGATTCTTGTAAATATGATGCGATGCGATGTCGTACTATTTCATGCGAAATACCCCTATCGACAATAGCTTTGACTGTAATGATTTTATGCTCTATAACACTTTCATGACCCAACTTTATTATCATTTTAAGGAATTTTTCATGTGAGTCATATTTTGTTTTATCATAGGATTGGTATGCTGTCCTGCCAATTCTTTCCAAATCTCTTAATATTTGTATTGATGATTCTTCTTTGTTTAATATTTCATGTGACTGTTTAATTACTTGCATTGAACCCCCTACTTATTTGATGATATATCTCTATATAGAGCATCCAAATGATAATTGTCAACATCATTTTGTCTTGATGTTTCTACTTTATAAATTATCATAGCATTTATCACAGCAAGTTTAGTTTTTTTGTCTAGTTTAAAAACATCCCCATCTTTTTTTATAGCATTTTCAATAAAATATAGCCCAAAAATATCTTCAGGTAGATATATATCTTCAATCTTCAATAAAAGCCTTTCACCATCTTTAACCCCTTTAATCTCTGTACCATTTTTTAGTGAATCAATAAGCTTTTTTGTCTTAATTTCAGTTTTTTCCATTTTATCCTCCATTATCATCAATAAAATGCTATTTTAACATATCATTGATATTTACAACAATTTATCGTGTGCTTTCTCTTGTATTTAATATGGCTGTTGGTGTATTTGGTCGGGTTTTGTGTGTTCCATGCAAGAAAAAATAAAGGAAGTACACTCGTTATATATTTATAAAACCAAGCATTCTATCAACTTCATCATCCATTCCATTAACCCATCTTTCAATATCATTTATCATTTCAAACGATTTTCTGATTGGTTTATTTTTTAACATACCAGATACAATAAAACAGTTTGATATGTATGAAAATTTGATTCTAATAACATCTCTTTCACTACATTTGGTGTCTAGTTTTTTATGTATACTTATTAATTTTGACTTATCTTCTTCCATATATTATTCAATCCATTTTATAACTGGTTCACCACTATAACCAATTTCCCATACAAACCACGCTAATGCCATCATCTTAGAACCTGCCTTACCATTTTCATCAAATTCTTTACCACCCTTAAACCCACCTTGTCTTCTGCTAAATACATATATTTCCTTTAAAGGTGTATTTTTAAACAATTCATATCTTGAAGATGATTCAAGAAATGACAGTCTCAACAACATTATAACATGCCTATTTGATAAAGTCAATGATTTTTTTATAAATTCAGACGCTAATTTAAATGGTGGGTTTGTCATCACAACATCATATTTATCACTAAAATCAGTTTCCAAAAAGTCAATACCACCAATGCCGTATCCATAATCATACTTATCTGTACTAACAACACTTTTAACATTGTCCAACCTTTCTAATATTTTACTAATATGCCCCATACCACAAGCGGGTTCAAGTATTGTTCCATATACATCAAAAACATTTAAAAAATCGGCTGTTGTTTTGGGGTCTGTTGCATAAAAATCATTAATGTGTCTATCAGAATTACCTTGACCAACAAAACCAACTTTATTAACCATATGTTACCTCCTTCTAATTATTTTCAAGGGATATAAATTCTGCGTTGATTTCCTGCTTTAAATCAGATGTCATGTCTACATATAACCACTCCTTTTCATACCATCCGGTTGGTCTTAACCCTTTTTTATTTTTTTTGGTGGTAGGTACCTTTACAACGGTTAACGCCTTCCACTCAAGTAAAAACCCATTATTAATAAAGGGTTTTATCATTTCAAGGTTTTTAAACTTAAATTTAGCCTTTTTTCTGTTTTTAGCCCTGATAAACATAGTAGCATATTCATTGTTTTGATTTACATATTTAAGTTCATAAGTTTTCATATATTTCTCCCATAAAAAGTGTAGAAAATTTTAACATTTTACGGGTGGATTTGTCAATTGTTATTTATTTATTTAGAAAGGTACATCTTCTTCTGGATCAAACTCATTGTCATATTGTGAATTTATATTATTATAAACCGGTTCATCCTTTTGTTTGGCTGATTCATATTCTTTACTCAATGGATCATTTTCGGCCACGTATTTTGAATGTTTGTCGTACAATGCTTTGGCATTAAAATTTTTAAATTTGCCTATATTTCCAGCACAAAACTCAAGATAACTTAGTGGAACCATTGTTATGGATACCCCCTTGTATTTACCAAATTGAAAAACATAGGTCTCGTTTATCGCTTCAATTTCACCTGATTTTACCTTTTCAATGAGTTTTTCATATAATGCAACTTGTTTTTCTGTCATGAAATTGGCAACCTTATTATTTTCAATGAAGTCATATTCCCATTGATTTATTACACCTTTTTGCATGGCATTGTGTACCTCAAACTCTTCAATATCTTCAATTTCTAAACCGTTTTCGAATGTTATAACTTTCATTGTTTCACCCCATTAACAATTGTTCTAGCCCCAACATGAGTGATATCTTTTATATTTTCAACATAAACACGATATCCAAAATCTTTTTTGTACTCAATGTCAACCCATTTATTATCATTTTTTGCCCCATTTTTTGATATCAACATATATTGTGGTTTAATATCAAGTCCATTGTCATCTATCATACTCAAATCAACAGATAGTTCAATTGTTGACCTATTTGGTTTTATCTCCATGACAGATGTTTTACCAATTTTGTTTAAGAAGAATATCATTATTTAACTCCTATATATTGTTTTACATCCTCCAATGCGGTTGGTGCCCCCATATCAAAAACCTTATGCTCTATTCCATTTAATTCAAGATATTTTAACATATTTTCTAGTGGGAACATTTTTGCTCTATGTTTAACCAACTCCATACTATCATCTGCCCTACCCCTGCTTCTTGCCCTTTCTTCAATTGATTCATCGGATAAGGTTAGTATAACGACTTTGTAATTCATGTTTTTCATTATGTTTTTATCTATGAATTTAATCTGTGATTCATTTCTTGGAAACCCATCAATAACAATTTCATCAGCTTTATTGTTTTTAATGAAGTCATCAACGGCATATCTTATTATGTGCTCTGCAAATGTGTCAGTATTGTCGCCATTTATATCATATTTGAACAACTTTTGTACAGTTCTGGCAACACTACCGGTTGATATGTGTTTAAAATCATGAAACCCCTTTAATACACCACATATGGTGGTTTTTCCCGACAATGGTACACCGGTAATGAATATTCTTTTAGCCATCATTTGATCCTCCGTAAAATCTAACTTATTTTAACATGGTTTAAATGTGTGTGTCAATTATTAATATTTTAATTTTGATTTATTTTGATAGGTCGTTTGATGTTGTTAAGATTGTGTGTTATAATTCATATTCTTGCCTTTTAAATTTAATTGTATCTAAATTTGTATTAGAAAAAATCCCATAATATTCATCACTAAGACTATCTTGATGAATGTGTAGCCATTTATCTGTTTCTAATATTTTAAAGTTATGCCAATTTACGATTTTTATAAAAGATATGTTATATTTTTTTATAAGTTTGTTATATATGTCAATTGAATTAGGATTTCTATCTTTTTCATCCTTAAGCAAATCGCTAATAAGATTACCTAAAGTTGGTGTTGACCACGCCTTTGACTCATCAAACTTTTTTTTACTTTGTTAACTTATTTTTTTATATTCCATGATGTTCTCCTATTAAATAAACTATCAACTTTATTTATTATACACCAACAAACCAATGTAACTCAATTGTTATGTGCTTTCCCTTGTGTCTGATATGGTTTTGGGTATATTTGGTGGATTTGAGCTTATTTCATGCAAGGGGAACTAAAAGAGGTTTATTCGTCGGTCTATCCACAAAGGCTAAAACCACATGATGGGCATATTTTACATCCATTATCTCTTCTCAGTTCACCTTCACATTCAGGACATTTTTCACCTTCAACAACACCTTCAATAAATGTTGATAAAAGCTTTTTTACTTGAAATACAAAAGAAGAAACATTTATTGATTCCATATTATCTATTGTTTCTATTATTTTTATCATTGGTACATCCAATTGCAATAAGGTTCTGATTGACTTAACAACTTTAATGGTGTTTGACCTATTTCTATATTTTCTATTGTTTTCATATAATTCATCTTCAGATAAGCCATATTCCACAGCCAATTCACCAAATTGTTCAAGTGCTTCAATCATTGTTTCGGTGGTTTCTTTTGCATCGGTCATTACGAATAATGTGTTGGGTGTGTTATTTTCACCTAATGTATATGTAACATACCATTTATTTTTACCATATTGTATTGTTCTTAATTTAGCATCAACCGTTTTTTCAGGATTTTCCTTTTTATTTCCTGAATTATCATTTTTGTTGTCATTGCTGATTTCATTTAGTACTCCCTCTCTTGACTTATCAACATAAACGGTAACACCTTTTAATCTTTTATTCCATGCCATCTTATATATTTCAGAAACAATTTCAAGTGTTGTATCAGATGGTAGATTTATTGTTGATGATATTGACTCCGATAAATGTTTTTGAACAGCAGATTGAACATTAATTCTTCCGGTATAATGAATGTCTTTTGACTCAATAAAAGCAGGATTTTTTAAATGGGCATTCTCACCAAACATTTTGTTGTATTCACTAACTGTACCATGTTCAACTATATATTTTTCGCCAAGTGTTAATCTTTCATATTTATGCCTAAACACTGGTTCTATGCCTGATGACACATCTTTAATCATTGCAGTGGAACCGGTTGGTGCAACAGTATTGAATCCTATGTTTCTAATACCAAATGTCATCATAGTTGACCATGTTGATTCAGGTAAATCAGCACTTTTAAAATATTCCAAATCAAAAAATCTTTTAAGCTCCATGTAATCTTTGCTTTTTAAATCTTTTAATGCTGGGAACATTCCTCTTTCTTTTGCTAATTCAACACTTGCAACTATTGTGTGTCTTTTTAGCTCTTTTAATACAATATCAACAAAATTTATTGACTCTTCTGAACCATAAACCATATTGAGTTTTGTTAACATATCGGCTAAACCCATTATTCCAAGTCCAATCCTTCTGCCCCTTAATGCTTTTTCACTTTGTATTTCAAGAGCATGTCTATCCTTGTTAATGTCTATTATGTTATCCATAAATCTTACGGCAACTGGAATCATGTTTGTAAATTTCTTAAAGTCAAACCTTGCTGATGATGTATATGGGTTTGTTACAAATGAGCTTAAGTCAAAAGCGGATAGATTGCAAGACCCACCTATCTCCAATGCCTGCTCACCACATTGCTTGTTATTGACACATACACTGTTTATACTTTCATCTCCCAATCTAGTATAAAAGTTGTGTACTTCATCAACAGTTCCATTATACACAGTGTCTTTTCTAACAACTTCAACCGATTTAACCCTGTGGTTAAACCCACTTGCACATGTTTTCAAATCTGCATATGATTTAAAAGGTGAGTTTTTTCCAAGTCTTAAAGGAATCAATTTCTCTTTACATGCTTTCATCCACTCTTTTTTGGTTGGTATTCTGTTTAAAATCAATTTAAGATATGTGAAAGCTTTAATTTGTTCAACCATTTTCTTTTCTTTATCTTCAACTAATTTTTGTTTGTGTTCATCACTTCTACTCCAATTTCCTTGTTTATATCTAAGTTTATTACCACATGAAATCGAACAAACACCCTGTTCTCTTCTGGTTGATGAAATCCAAAAATCTTTATCGCACTCTTCACACACTTTTTTAATTTCAACACTATCACCATTATTAATATTTTTTACATATCTGGTTTCATACCCAATTTCAGTCATTTTATATTTTTGTTTAACGGCAAGTGGTTCAATACCAATATCAGATTCATTGTCAAAACCGGCTTTCAATGAACATTCTTCAGTAAATTGTTTACCTGAACCAAATCTCAACTTTCTATACTTGTTGTATAAATCCATCTTAATACCATTTTCTTCACAATATTTTTCAAACTCCTTTGTGTTAAACGGTCTATTTAACTCTTTGGCAAAATTTATACCAATTTGTAATAATTGTTCATTAGTTGTACCACCAAAACTTGGATTGCCTTCACCACTCATTATTTTTGACATATTTTCACTGTATTGTTTTGAATCCTTTAAATGATGCATTGGGTTGTGCTGTGTCATGTGGTGGCTTGAATGACTACTATGTGCCATCTCTTGTAAATTATCAATATTATTATTTAATGTATTTCCATCTATATGGTGTATTACATTGCCTTTTGATATTTCACCGTTAATACATTCCCATATCATTCTATGTTCTTGCTTTTGTAATTTGCCGAATGATTTAATCCATTTGTGGTTTTTTCTATTTGTTTTTTTACCAACTATCACTTCATCAAAACTTTTTTCAACAATTTCCATAATGTGAACTGAATCACCGAACTTCATTTCATCAGCTCTTTTGTAACTTCCGTCTGACAATAAAAGTTTGTGATTTTTAGTAACTTCAATTGAATTACCATCATCAAATGTTATTTTATATATTTCTTCATTGTATCCAGTTATTCTAGGGTTTCTCATTATTTTAACAACATTTTCGTTCTTTTTATTATCAAATGCATGTACTAAAACATCTTTACCCTCTTTTGCTAATTGTTCAATACTAACAAAATTTCTACCGTCTGCAACAGCAACCATTGTATCACCAACAACACATGGATTTGTACTCATTGGTTTAAATTCATCAAAAAATGAAGATGGTGATTTTAATATTTCATCCCAATACAACAAAGCGGGTTCGGCACCACTATGGTTCATTTTAACAAATAATCCCCAAATTTCACTTACTTTATATTTTCTTTCAAATTTTCTGCCTTTTTTATCGGTATAACTTGTAATCCAATCAGATTCAGGGTCATTGACAACCTTGTTCATAAATTCATCTGTGACTCTAATTGATATGTTGGCAAAATTAATTTTTGATTTATCCTCTTTTGACATAATAAAATCTTTTATATCTGGGTTGTTAACGGACATTGTCATCATTAAAGCACCTGAACGCCCATTTTGTTTGATGGCATTTGTTAATTCACTGAAAATTGGCATGAAAGAAACATTTCCACCCGACTTTATATCGGTATCTGAAATTTGTGAACCAAATGGTCTTAAATCCAAATCAATACCAACACCACCATGTTTTGCAAAAGTTTTAGCAACATCTTTTATTGTTTTTGATATCCCATCAAGTGAATCACCATTCATTCCTAACACATAACAGTTCATCAATGATGAATTAGGATCATATATGTTACCAAGACCATGCAAAATTCTACCAGCAGGCAACCAATGTTCAAATAATGATGTATAAGCCATTTTTAGATTTTGTAACTTTGATTCATTGTATACCGTTTTTGATTCATGTTTAACCATTTCGCCAACATATCTGATTATTGAATCATCTAATGTTGCTTCATGATATACACCATTATTATTCATAGCATATTTTTTTATAAAAACGCTTGCTATTATATCACTACCAAAATATTCAAGTGCCCTTTGTACTGCTTCTTCTTTTGTATATGTTTTTAAATTATCTACACCCATACTAAACCACCCCTATTTGTATATCATACCATATTTAACCAAATTATTAACTTGTGATATCCACATGTCTATGTTGTTATCATCCATCTTTTGTATATTGTCGTGTTTAAGATTACTGATATTTGCAATTTCTTTGTTAAAATGTGTCAATACAGTATAACCCCTTGAGGTAACCAACACCCCTAAAATTAGTGTCATCATATTTGGGGTTCCGTCAACAAATTCAACAACAACCATATCGCCAACCTCATACTCAAGTGGCAAAATTCTAATCCTTTCTGACATAATATAATCAATCAAAACAGTTGAATATTCTTCAATGTTATTGGCCACAACACCTTTTAATGTGTTTAATTTTATGTCTATCTTAAGAGCATCAAATAAATCCTTAAATTTTGAATCAATAAAAGATGATAATATGTCTTTACCACTATTTTTATATTTTTCATACATACCAACAACATATGAATCTTTGTTTGTTGTTACTGCCGACACCTTATTGGTATTTATTCTTTTTTTAAATTCAACAATAGTACCCATCTAATCTCCATAAAATAACCCATACAACAATTTTAACATAAAGAAGTTACATTAATCAATTGTTGTATGGGTTTAATTTATTGTTTTATCTAAAAATATGAAACGGTAAATCAATTTTATATTTATTAATGAATCTCAACACATTGGCAAGCACAAAATCGGATTGTTTTGACTCATTAAATGATTTAACACATCTTTCTGATATTTTTGTTGGTATTTCTCTTAAATCTATTAATCTTTTGTTTATTTCATATTGTTTTAATACTTCATCTTTTTCAGATTTTTTTAACTTTGAAAGCCATTTATTATATCCGTCTTCCTCTGAAAGTATTTTTTCAATTGTTTTTGATCCAAGACCCTTTTTAATATGTCCAATATCATCAGCATCATCTCCATACATAATATGGTATTCTAAATCATATCCATCGGCATCAACCTCGGTAAATACACCTTTTTTTATACCTTTATTGATATTTTCCTTTGTTCTAGGTGTAACCGGTGTAAACTGTCTTACATTTTTTTTGTGTATTTGAAGCTGTTTAAAATCTTTATCAACCGACATTATTATAAAATTTTCATCATTTTCATTGCTATTTAAAACAATAGACCCTATTAAATCATCACCCTCAGCCTCATCAACTTTTATTACACTTATTGGTAACAATGACCCTATATCTTCCATTAATTCATCTACTATCAGGGCGAATGCTTTATTATCAAAATTTTCATCGGATGGTTTGTTTTTTCTACTTTCTTTATATGTTGGCAAATATTCAAATCTCCAATTTCCATCACCCTCCAATAAAAGTACTGTTTTATCAATTCTAATTTGGTTATTTAGTTTAAAATACATAATATCTTTAATCATTCTTTCACCAAACATTGACTTAAATTCGGGCATCAATACAATGTTGTTTTCCTTTTTGAAATTTTCTTTTGCCTCTTTGTCTGTAATATTGACACCATTTTTTTGCATGATAGATGTCATCACAGTATTTTTGTGCTTATGACGAATTGAGCCTATATCAACTAATAACACATTTTTTTTCATGTCCTTTCTCCTTTGAACAGTTATTAAACCTTGAACCTTTATTTAAATGTTTATTTTTACATAATGCTTGTTGTCTATATTTTTGGTGCTTTTGGTAATATTGAAATGATGTTGATATCTTCTTTTGACCATTCAACACATTTGTTGGCGGTTGATATAAAGAATGACAGTGTCCATCCGGTTTCTGATGTGGATGGTAATGTTTGTATTAAATATTCTCCAGTTTCTGTAGTTTCCAAATCACATATTTTAAGTATTGTATAATTTTTATTTACATCTTCTACTTTTGCATATAATGCCATATCTCTTATAACGAACCAAAATCTTGATGAACGATACGATTTAACCATTTTTATTATATTGTCTATTTCTCCTCTTGATAATTCAACAGAAATTTTTGGTAAGTCTTTTAACGCATTAACAAGACCATCATATATTTGCTTGGCCTTATATATGGTTTCTTCACCATTCATGATTTTTATGATTCTATTGTTCTTTATTGATTCTGGTATTGTAAATGAAAATCCAACCTCTGTTGTATCTGTTTTAAAGATAACTTTGTTGCTGTCAATTTCTTTAACAATAACCTTTTGATCCCTAATTGGTGTTATTCTGTCTAACAATAATTTTAGATTACCAACACATTTCCCATTCAATGAAGGAATACCAAATGATTTAACATTAATATAGCTTTCTTTCATATCACTCACAAAATACATATCATCTTGAAACTCTATTTCATTTGTATATTCTGTAACAGCCTTTATGTTTGACACTACTGTATCAAATGATACCTCATCAACTGGCAATTTTGACTTTATCTCTTTCATCTATAATCTCCCAAACATCAATAGGTGGGTGTATTACACCCACCTTAATTAATTAACTATATCGTTAGCAATATCATCAATATCAAGTTCAGGCTCTGTACTTTCATGAACTGGCTCACTCTCTTCAACTTCTATCTGTATTTTAGCCTTTTTTGGGGTATTTACAATATCAGGAAACATTGCAAGATAATCAGCCTTAAATCTTTCGTGTTCAAACGCATCAGGAACCTTATCTGTTATTGACTTTATTTTTGAATTAATGAAATCTCTTATGTTCAATATATCTTCATCTTTTATGATTTTACTTATATCAGAATTTTTGTAAAATCTTGCTGAATATTCTCTACCCTTATCTTTTGTTTCTTTAACTGTTACACCAACATTACATCCTTCTTTTAAATCATGTATTGGATTTGGTTCTTTTTTGTCTGTCAATACTGGTAATAAAGTTTTAGTCAAGAAATCTTTTGATGCATACCAATACATGATTTTACCATTCAGGGAAGGATCCTCTTCATAATCAACTATTTGTACTAAAAATAAATAGCTAACTCTAGCCTTAACTTTTCTGTATAATGCCTCTGATGAATCCCAAATTGCACTACCATTGTCACAAATATGACATGTTTTGCCTATTGTACGAGGACATAATTTGTTAAAACTTGAATCACCAACCTTAAAATTATGCTTTCTCCATTCTTCAAAAAAAAATTCACCTGAATCAATTTTTCCTGCTTCATTTCTTTGTGGCAAAAATCTTAATACATATTCTTGCTCACCCTGCTTATTTGATTTTGGCATGAATATATCATTGTTTCCACCACTCCCCATTTCATCTTGTTCTTGTTTAAAATCCTTAAATTTACTTAAGTCTAATTTTCCCATTGTTATCTCCTATCAAAAAGTTCAAATATGTTTTATTATAACATTTTAGCTCAATTTAAAACAATTTATTCTATTGAAAATATTTAGAAACTTTCAATAAAACACTTAAAATATGTAAGTTTTTGTTTATTGCATCATTAAGTGATGAATTTGATTCCGATGCAACCAATATCGCTTCAATATTTTTATGTTTTATTGTAACCTCTGTTAAAACCCTGTAAAATTCATCAAAATTGTATATTTCATATGCATATCTTGATATTTTTCCGAAATCACCATCTTTTAAAATTGTTGACATATTATCAGAATCTAATGTAAGTATGTCAATATTTTCCAATTCACCGTACTTATCAATGAAATACCCTAACTTATTATAAATGGTTCTTATATCCGGATAAAAATTCTTGATCATCTCAACCAAAAATTTTTTATTGTATTTTATTTCACCTTTGCCCTCCTTTTCTATTATTTCAATCATTTTAGCAACTATTTGTTTTGTTATTTCAAGTTTATGGGTTCTAAAAAGTTCATCAAAATCAAGTGTTGCACCGCTAAGCCTAGATTTAGTATGGGCAATTATTGCGTGTGGATGGTTAGTTGTAAGTATAAATGTTGCTTGACCCTTAAACTCTGTAACAACCCCTTTGAATGATTCTTGAAACACTGAACTAACACTATCAAACTCATCAAAAATAATAAACTTTTTGTTGATACCTTCAAGTAGTGATGCCTGTATGTCCATTTGTGATGCATATTGGGAAACAACCCCCCTTAAAACCTCAACCTTGTTGAATCTACCAGAATTTAAAAATAATCCCTCAACACCAAAGTGATTTAATAATAGTTTGGCCAATGTTGTTTTTCCCATACCTTGTGCACCACTTAACAAAACATTTGGCATATCATCAGGTTTATCAATCCATTTTTGAATTTGCCTTCTTGTGATATCAGGCAATATCATGTCTTTAATTGTCTTTGGTTCATACTTTTCTATGATTCCCATATAATAGTCTCCATTCATTAATGTATAATCTCTAGTTGACCTTGTTATGTTATCAGGTAATTTAAAGTCATCCTTCTTTTTTCTATTGATTAATATCTCTCTTCTTAAACGACCCACACCTTTTACTATACCGCCCAAAACAACATAGTGTTGCTCATCTGTCAATCTCAATAAATTCAATACTGAAACAATATCAACCAAATTTTTTCCATATGAGGCAAAATAGTTGTTAATAAAAAATTGATTATATGAACTTGTTATTGGAATTTCTTTACCACTAATCAATGACATTATATAATCAATTGGTTTATAAGTTTCCATTAAATACCTATTAAACTTATTTTCTTTGATATAGCTTCATCATTTTCTTTTAGTATGGCATCACTTGACTCATGTGTCATTCCAACTTCATCATACATATGTTTAACAAACCTATATAAATTCTTATTTGAAGCCATATTGAAAGCCATTGCCAAATCAATTTCATTGTCTTTATACTTGTTCAAAATACCAACAAAAAATTCATATCTATTAAGTGCAACTGAATGTATTAAAAGATTATAATCATTTTTTCTGTCAAAATCAATTTCAAAATCAACATATTTGATTATTTTAACTAAATCGGTTGTTAAATATGTTGAATTTTTAAGCATTGCCACCATTGCAGTTTGTTTTGTTTTATCTATCTTGTTTATTTTTGAACCAGCTTTAATCATTTTGTATATTGTTGAAAAGGGTACATCATTGGCTATAGCAATACTTAATGGCATTACACCATCTTCTCTTTTAAAATTAAGTGCCGTTTTATTCATTGAGTCAAGTATCATATCAATGACCTTTACATTATTACCCATCAAAGAAAACATAATAACACCACTTCCATCAACTGATAAATGGTTTACATTCGCACCATTCCTCATTAAACACTCAACCTCTTTTGTTGCACCTCTTAATGAAGCAATCATAATTGGTGTATCTCCTTTTGTGTTTGGTGTGTTTACAATCTCTTTAACAGAATCTTTGTCTTTAATCCCATCAAGCATTTTAATAACATCCTTATTTCTTGATATCAACATATGCATTAATGGGGTGTTACCTCTTTCATTTTTAGCCTTCAACATTTCAATAAGTTTGTTTTCATTAAGACCTAAATAAAAACTTGTTACCTCTGGTGAGTTTATTGTTGATAAATGCATTGGTATATTACCAACTTTGTTTTTTTTAAGTAAATCATGACCAAATTCATTAATACAAATCTCAACAACATTTACGCTACCAAGTGTTGATGCTGAATGTAATAGTGTATCACCAGTGGGTGATATATAATCTTTCAACTTTCTAATTTCTTCAATATCTCCTTTTAAAACTGTATCAAAAAACATACCGTTCAAGGCACTATTACTTTCAACTTCAGGCACATTTTGATGACTTATTGATTTTTTTACATCTCTTAGTGTTGCTTTTTTTCCTTTACCATTTTTAATTGGTTTCCTTGGCATACCTTTAGCCTTTTTTGATTTTTGATTCATTCCCATTGGTTACCTCCACATTAGGGTTTTGTCAATCGATAAGTTATTTTAACACAACATTATGGGTTGGGTCAATTTATTGTATTATGTCTATTTCATAAATACATTCAAAAGGAGGTGTATATGGTATTAGAAAAAAAAGGTAATGGATATTGGCAAGGATACTATATACCTGAAAACCCACATAAATATGATGGTGATATCAATAGTATATATGCAAGAAGTTCATATGAGGCAAGAGTTTTTAGAAAACTTGACTTAAATCCGAAAATTGTTAAATGGAGTAGTGAGGAAATAGTAATACCCTATTATGATGTTATTATGAAAAAACAGAGAAATTATTTTCTTGATGTTTATTTCAAATATTCAGATGGAAAGGAATATTATGCCGAAATTAAACCAAAAATAAAATTAACGGCAAAAAATAAGGATAGAATAGAAACTATAAACATATATAATAAAGCACACGCCACTTTAGCATTTATCAAAGAACTTAATATGCGTAACGGTTCATCAATTGAGTTCATCTTCATAACAGAATAGGTCTCCTTTATCATCCCTTGCATGGAACACACAAAACCCGACCAAATGCACCCAAAACTATATTAAGTGCAAAGAAAAGAACTTACGGTATATATTTATTATTTCCTTCCATTATAATCACCAAATATTTCTTGTTTGTCTATATTTATTATGTTGCCACCTTGATTTATTGTTGTTGATGTAATATTAGATGTTGATATTTCCTTTGATTCTACCTTTTTTGTATCTTCCTTTATTTTATCTACCTTATCAATTTTTTTATCCTCAACCTCTTTATCCATTTTTTTAAACTTACTAAATTTAAAATTATTATTTTGTACACCGGCACCGTAACCCCTAGTTGATAATTCTTCATTTGAATCACTGTTTCTAGTATCAATGATTTGTTGTGATTCATCACTTGAATATCCCATTTTTTTTAACTCATTTATTTCTTTCTGTACTGCATTTAACTCATCATATTTTATTTGTTGTTCTTTACTTAATTTACCACCTTGAGATTTCTTAAGTCCATACATAAGTTTTCTTTCAACCTCATCCGATGATAAATCCAATAATGATGCCTTTTTTTGTCTCATCAAAGTTGTAAAATCATCAAACATTTTTTCTGCCTTATCTGTATCATCAAAACTATCATGATTTGAGTCCATTTTTTTTATTTCAGACATATAGTATTTTTTAATCTCTTTATCATCTTTAAATTTATTATAATTATCAGTTATATAATGTAATTGTTCATTAAAAAGGTCAGCTAGATTTATATCTTCACCATATTCATCATCGGCATATATGTCACCCTCTTGACCCCTCAACCTAAATTTAGCTATTTCTGATTGGCCCTCCATTGCCATTGAAGAATTTTGCATTTCCCTAACGGCTTTATCGTGTGTTTTGACATCCCCATCTTCTGTAAATTCTTTAAACGATTCTCCAGCCCTTTTTTGCATTTCAATGCTTTCTTCAAATGCTTCATCCCATCTTTTATTTGATGCCACCGAAAGCTTTATCCTTTTATCAAGACCCATAAAGCTTTCAACAACTTTTTGTGTTTGTTTTTTTAATTCTGGATACATCAAAACTAATGAACCCAATACTGTTTGTAACATATCAGATGGGTCTTTTTTCTCTTGTTTATCTTCTGGCTCATGAAATGTTTTTGACTCTATGACTGGTTCATTGGGTTGGCCAACATTTACAATGTCAATAAATGAATCTTTGAACCAAAATGTAAAATCATCAAGCTCTTTATATATTTTACTTAATAAGGTTTTTTCACCATCTTCACCATCTTCTACTGTATTTTTGTTGTATTGTAGATCAACAGGTGATTCCATATAGTCTTTATCTAAAATCACACCAAGAGTATTTAGACGCTTAATAATATCTTTCATTTCATCAGCCAAAATATTATCTTGATTTGTATTGTTTAAACCTGATGGATCGTCTATTTTATTGCCATATTTATTTCCGGCTAGAGTAGATACATCAATGGTATTATTTGTTTCAACATTTATTATTATTTCGTCGTTTAATGATGGTATGGCTTCCTTACTTTCTGTTTTTTTTGTTTCTTCGTTCATATTCTTTCTCCATCAACATTTTATATACATTAAGTTCAAACACATACATTTCGTTTATTTCAAGCAAGTTAAAAAAATTGTTTCTTTTTAAATACATTTCCAACTCATATATATATTTTACACTATATTGTGACAATATCATATTTATTATGTCAACATAAGTATTTAACTTTATTCCAACAAAAACCAAATCATCACATATTCTACATTTGATGTAATTGGCCGATTGTTCTATTGTAATACATTCTTTAATGTTATTTATTGTTTTATTGAACTCATTTTTTATTTCATAATAATCAATAAAGTTCATATTATCAACACTCTTAATTTCAATAAAATTTTCTAATGAATCACCAATGGGGCTTTTTATGAAATTAAAACCGGAACTAGTTTTGTTGACTTTTGATTTAATGAAGTTAACACCTGAAATAGCATTACCACATTTACAGCTCCTATTGAATTCACAACAGTTGTCAAAAGAACTTAAAACAATTAACTTTATTAGTTGCTCCTCATCAAAGGGGTTTGTCACATCAGAACATACCTCCATAAAAACGGGTCTCAAAAAATCTCTTATTTCATCTATTGAATTATTATCTATGGCATCATCAAGTATATGTAGTATTCTTTTGAGTTGTTTATGTTTTAACGGCCCATATACTATTTTATTGTTGTTTATATCTGTATATATCATGTTAAAACATTGATTTTGTTATTGTGCTTAGTATAAAATATATTGCATCATGCTCTTCTACTATATGTGATGACTTTTTTAAACATTCTTCATTTGAACATATTGAAACTTTTTCAGTTGACCTAATATAAACAGATTTTCTGTAATCAGTTACCATTTTTGAAATATTATCCATGTGTTTTTTTGAATCAATAAAATTAATTCCTTCTAAATATTCATACACATCAGGTTTAATTATTTCCTTATATAAAAATGGGTAAAAGTGGGGATACTCTTTGTTTATAACCCCAACAGTAAACTTATTATCTATGTTATATTCCGTTGGACAATCATTCATTATTATTTCATATTCAACATCATTTATTTTATTTTTATGCCCACACTTATCACACTCCTTTATTACATAGGTTCTTTTATTAATTGCTTTTAAAACAAATTCATATAAAATTACATCACATAGTGCCGGTGTGATTTTATCAAAATGTGTACTAGATTCTTTATTCACCTCTAGTATAGAGGCATTTATTTTTTCAATTAACAGTTCAACAATTGAATTTCTAAGAGTGTCTAACCTACTGGCCTTTGATACTGTATCATATCCATTTTTATATATATTTTCATACATACTCAAAAATTTGTTTACCATTTCCATATTAAAAACTGGTATGTTTTCTTTTATAACTTTATACTTATCCAAATATTTACTAGCCATCTATCCTCCCTTTAATCTCAATGCATGAGTATACAGTTTCCTTTTCGTTTTCTTCTATAATTTCTATTATTTTATATCTTTTCCCATTTAAATACATTGTTGAACCTTTTGTAACGCCAACAACTCTTTCAGCAAAAATTTCACCACTTTCATTTTTAAATATTTCTTTTTTTAAATTCACAATTCACCACCCAATACAATAACTGTTTTAGAATTAATCAATTTCATTTCTTGACCCCATACCCCATGTATTCTTCATGTTGAGCTAAATTTTCAAGCTTGTTTTCATCCTCTTCAAATGGTATTTCAAAATATTCAAATTTTTCATATAACACCATAGCTAGTTCACTATCCATATATGCATATTTAAGCTGTTCATCTCTTAATGGTCTAACAAACCAATTACTTGTTTGTTCCTCTTTACTTATATCAACACCCAAAACCCTTTTGGTTAAATTCTTCAATGAAAATGATACTCCCTTTGGGCTAGGATGTTTCTTTTTATATTCTTCTTTCTCTGCTCTTTCCAACATTTTTAAAATAACAGAGTTAAATAAATCTTGCCTATCAATATACATGTTCTTTTTTGTGCTAACAAATTCCATTTAAGCTCCTATTAAAATAATAATTGTAACACAAAATGTATGTGCATGTCAATTTATAAACAAGAATATTTGTTTTGTATTTTAATAAAGTACTCAAATAATGAATATTCATCAGATGATATATTATTAAAAGACTTACTCGTATCATCGTTGTATGTACTTGAAAGTATACTACCACCAATGTCTTGGATATCCGAATCAGAAATGTAATTTGATATGAAATTATCAATAAAACAAAGATGTTGGCTTTTGTGATTATTAAATATAACATATTCAGGTGGAATAAGACCCAGTTTAACATTTTTCTTTATATACACCCAGAACATTGATTTATCTTTAACTAGTTCAGAATCCTCAACCTCCTTTAAATATCTAATAACAGATGAATCTAAATCTAAATATTTAATTGTATAATCATTTATATCAGATTCATATAATATGGTTATTAAATCGGATGGTTCGGTGCCCTTTATGTTTATTCCTATTATATTTGTATTTTTTATGTCATCAAATATTATTTCTTCATTTAATGTATTGCTATTTATTAACTGTGATAAAATAATATATGCATTTTTATTAATTATCAAACTCTTTGTGATTTCCTTGGCCAATGCATATGATGATAAATTCGTTATATTATTCTGTATCATCTGAATCACCTCCATCATCATAATCATAATCTTCTAAACCATATTTTTTGATATTTTCTTCCTTTCTTTTTTTTCTAAGTGATTCAACGTAATCTTCATTTTGAACCTGCTTGTTTTTGTTAGTTTCGGGTTCATTGTTTTCAGGAATTAATGAAAGTTGGAATTTTGATATTGAATCTATTGTTTTTAATTTTGTATCATCTGAATCACCTCCATCATCATAATCATAATCTTCTAAACCATATTTTTTGATATTTTCTTCCTTTCTTTTTTTTCTAAGTGATTCAACGTAATCTTCATTTTGAACCTGCTTGTTTTTG